TCGCTGTCCACGACGCACTCGCTTCGCTCGCTGTCCACGACGCACTCGCTTCGCTCGCTGTCCACGACGCACTCGCTCCGCTCGTGCTCCTGCCATTCCCTGGCCTGGCTTGCCCTGCCCTGCCGCACCGGTGTCAGGCTTTACTTGAATCTATTAACCATTACTTTACAGTACCATAAACAGTACTATAAAATCCTCAACTTTATTTGCAAATATTCCTTGACATTTACCGCGCATTGTGGTACAATGGGGACAGTTAAAGAAACTTACGTAACGGAAAGGATTGAAACAATATGAAACGTTATGATTTGTATTTTCAACGTAATGGTAAAGTTTATGTAGTCAACGTTCGTTTGAATGATATTGAAAAACTTATTTTGCAAAACTTTAATATTGGTGCAATTTTAACTCGCATTGAAGAGGTTAACTAAAATGAATAACAAAGATTTACCTACTATGCAAAGTATAACGGCACTGGCCAAAGGACTTCCGCTTTAGTGCAATGCACAATGGGTGGATAGTTGTTAGTTTTGTGCCAATGTACAAGCCATTACCTCAAAGTAACGTTTTCAAAAATCAATTATTAGAATGGAAAAGAAACAATGGCTTTGCGCCCGGTGGTTATTTAAAGATAATATAACGGCGTAAAATAAAAGGGCAACTAAATTAGTTGCCCTTTTATTTTACGCAATGCGGCGGTAACGGTAAGTGCCGATGTATGGCTGCATATTATTGTGAGGCTGACCTTCACCCACTGGACGTGTCGTAAGTATTGTGTTGTCGTACTTGTCGAAGGGGTAAGATGGTACATATTGCGTTGATGCGCTGCCTGTAATGGCGATCGCCCATCCGTGGAGCTGATGTTGATGTGACGGTATCTCTGCAATAGTCAGTGTATGCTCCTTCTCACCGCCTGTACTACCCGCAGCATACTCCCCGCCAGCACCAATCGTTACACGGTCAACGCCGAACCGTTCCCACGTGCCATATCCATAAAATGCCGCGACTTTTTCTGGTGTACTTAAGTCGGGGGCATTAGGGATGCCGGTTCCATCCCATTCGATAACCCCACCAACAGGTACATAAGGATAAAAATCAATCCATTCAGTGTCATAATTTGTATTTGATTTTTTAGCAAGTACCTGTCCAGTTGTGCCACCAGGGGCAACCCCGGGGCCTGCCGGGCCAGGCGCACCCGCGGGGCCTTGCTTACCTGCCGGGCCTTGAGGGCCAGTATCGCCGCGTGGAATAGTAAAGTTTAATACAACGTTTGTTTCGTCGCCACTATTAGTAACGCTTGCATTTGTACCGGGTTCGCCGGTGGTAGTTTTACCAACGTTTACACTTACTGTACCGCCGCCCGGTTTATCAATCCATTCTAAATCGCCGTTTAAATTAGATTTTTTAGCTAGAATTTGGCCAGCTGTACCGCCGGTCGGCGTACCATATACAAAAGACGTGTATTTGGAAAATGTATTGTTTTTATAAAGAGAACATTGAAAAAAATAGGTTATGCCTAAAGTAGTGTCTGTTGATATATAACTACTGCCTACTAATGTGTCATTTAGTTTTCTGTTAATAGTATAGAAATTATTTGTTGTATTGTCATATACATAAATTGCAGTACCATTATTATATTGTTCTATTAACTCTGCTGTATTGAATGGCTGATTACTTAGAATTACTCTATATTGGAGTTTCCATTCGGTATCGAAACTTTCATCAGATTTTTTTACAAGCACTTGGCCAGTAGTTCCGCCATCCGCAATACATCCTTTTGTAGTGCCAGTCAACGTAATAATATTAGTTTGTGCTGTCCATTTAAGAGTGTATAGTTCAATAGATTGTTTAGAGCCGCTAATAGTTCCTGCGCTTGCAAGAATTTCTGTATTACTTGAAGAATACGGGATATAATAACGGCCCGGAACGTTTTCCAATTTAATCATTACAGCTTTGTTTGCTTGAATGTCTGCTAATGCTTTACTATACGTAGTATCGGGGATATATTCACCCTGTCCACTTGCACTTGCTGTTGCTGTAATAACTACTAAATTAGCCTGGCCGGGTTCACCCTGTGGCCCTTGAGGGCCAGTTTTACCGCGGGGGATTTTAAAATCAAAATTCAAATTATCCACGTCACCATTGACATTTACAACCGCGTCGCCCTCGTCGATAGTTTCGGTAGTCGTATTGATTTTAACAAATCCGAACAGGTTTTTCAACCTGCACCCAATAGCGTTTAGAATTTCCAAAATAGTAAGTTTTTCGCTGTTTACATTATTAGGGCAGTTGTTTTCACATGGTGAATCAAACACGCTATAAATATCAGGTTTAATATCTTTGCATGTCAAATTCACAAGAAAATCAGCAATATCATGAATAAGCATTTATTTCACCTCTTATTTAATTGTGTATTAGATTGCGAATTCTTGTAATTGTCGGTTTTAGCACGCCGTTTTGGTTATCATATATCCACATTACAACATCACCTGTATACTGCGCTATTGCACTAGCACCGGGAATTCCTGCCGATTCCAAAACATTATAAACAATTTGGAAAAGGTCAAGTATCGCAGCCAGTTCATCGCGTTTGTTATTGCTTGCGGGTGTTTGAGAGGTCTGTACATATATGTTTTGCGTTTTATTAGTAATATACGTGTTATTTTCTGCATTACTGCTACGGCCATATACGCCCTTGCTATCCTGCAATACGATAAAACCATAATTACTTGTAATGTTTGTGCCCTTAGGTGCAATGACATAAAAATTAGGTGCATTTGCTTCTATACGCACATCAGATGTAATATTAAGGGGTGCTTTGTTATAGCCACTAATTGCATCATAGCTAAATTCACGGTAACTTTCCGTTGTTCCGGATAGTCCACTATGTAAAAATATGTGCTGATTACTAAAAATATCTAGTCTACCACTATTAACAGTAAACCGTCTTTGAGTTCCTGCATATTGCGAGAAACTATTTCTTTCTATAACAGTTCTATCATTACTGTTAGGGTCACTAGCATTTTCTATATAAATTCCGCCTTGTCTTAGTCTTGTAAGTGTTCCTGTGGTTTGATTTTCTGTTTTAATTGTAATGCCACCATAAGATTCAACACTATTAACAAAATTATTATAGCCTGTAATTCTATAGCGAGGGTCTTCGCCGCTAATAGTGGACGATGTTGTGCGGCCATTGTATTTGTACAATGTCCAATAATTTGTTTGGTCAGTTGAACCACCTTTATTTACTGCAATATCTGCACCGTTATAAACACGAATATAGCCATTTGACCAAATCGCGGCAGTTATAATATTATTTGAGCGCCAATATGTAGAGGTTTCAAAATAAACTCTGCCAGACTTAAACGTCCATCCATTATTAGCAATATATGTGCCGTTAAATACCCACGAACTGTTAGTATCGTTATTTGTAAATTTTGAATAACTAATAGTGCGGGTTAGCCCGCTATTGCCATATTCATAATTTCTAAACGCAATAACGCTATCAATTTTATCACTAGACTGATATAGATTTAATGCAAAATTCTTATCAGTTGCAAGCGATGCAATTGGTTTATTCTCGGTATTGATAAAATACATATTGCCGTTTAGTTCGATATAGCCGCGCTTTGTATCGGCAGTTTGGCCAATAGTAATTATTACGCCATTGCCGAAATTAAATTTAAGTGCCCCGCTCATAGTGTCGCCGGATTTTAGTACAAAATTATCCTGTACCCATTCTTTTGTTGCGTCACCAGTACTGCCGCCGCTAATTTCGGCGATTTCAAACTTTGTAATAAGGTCAATAGGATACCATGCGCCAGCGTTTCTATATTCTTGTAATGTTATTGCACCGTTAGTTAATTGTACTCTATAATCGCGGTCAAATGAAAAATAATAGGTAATTGAATTATCTAACGTATATGTGTTAGCGAAGCCCTCATATACGCCGCCATCGTCAAATGTGACTTTTATTTCTTTTGCCATAATCAACACCAAATTCCCATAAATAAATCTTCGCAGTCTTTATAGATATTATCTAAAATATTGCGCTGTGCTTCATAGTACATTCTTAGCATTTCGGACTTGTTACCGCGTGTATTATTTGCGGTGCGTTTTTCCGTTTCATTACCTGTGTTAGTTTCAGCCCGGGTTGCGCTACTTTTTCCGCTATTTGTGCCCGTGGTTTCGTCCGTGCCGTTTACCGTGCTGTTGCTTTCTGTATGCCCCTTTCCCGCGCTTGACATATAAGAATCATCGTTAAAATTAGCCAAATTGCCCTGCGGTAAATCGCTTTGCTGGTTGCTATCATCGGCGCTACTTTGTGTCGTGCTTGTAGTTTTACCTTTAGTAGTGCTGTTCCCGCTACTTTCTGTCGTGTCTGTACCGTTAGTCGTTCCTGTTCTTTCTCTGGTAATACTTTCGTCGATAATTTCATTATAGAAAGGGTCATAATCTTTAGCATTAACGGTCAACAATTTATTATAATACGGCATAATCGTGTTTAGTTTATCTTCAAGTCGCAGCATGAAATAATCAATAGTTTCTAGTCCGATTTCCCGCATATAGAAATGCCGCAAAAAATTCTGTTCAAATTCTGCCCGTTTCGTTTCGTCATAAAATGGAAAATTAAAATTGAAGAATAACGGGGCGGCTTCGGTAATGACTGTACTAATCGGGGTTGTTTTGCCCGTTAGCATTTCACAAATCGTTCTTGTCGTCGTCGTAAAGTTCGCCATCTGTCAAACCCCCATTTTCCATAATTTGAGAAAGTTGTAAATCACTACGGAATTTAACATCTATATTAGTTCCATAGATTTTATTAAATTCTTTACAGAACTGTTTGCGTGACGCAAGCGGGCTTTGTCTCATGCTTTCCGTTTCGCCCATGTTTGCGGTCAGTTCTTCGGTAACTTGCCGTTCTGCTTTTTCACTTGTGTTTGCTTCAATGCCTAAATAAGTGAGGGCTTCTTGGTATACTTGCCGTTTCAAAGTCTGCATTTTATCGGCAACAAAAGGCGGCTTCAAGTCCATAACGTTAATAGGTTTTTCACCATTCAGCCCATAAAATTTAGTAGTAATAATTGCAGGTTCAAAGTTATCTACCTGTTTAAACATATTAGCAACGGTTAAGCGCTGGTTTTCACCACAACTAATAATATACGGTGTTTTCTGTACATTGATATTAACGTCTATTGTACGGTCAATTTTTGTAAGTTTCCGGGCAAAGTATAAAACAGCAGGCAGGTCTGGGCAACGGCTATAATTAGCATACAATAAAGCCGCATCTGCCCTTGTCGGTTCTTGCCCTAATGTAATTGTATACGGGGTCAAATTCTGGACCATGTAACCGTTATAGCCGTATGCGTTTACTTTAGCGGGATACCCGAAAATATCCAATACACTGTTATTAGTGCAAGGCATAATTAAAAAGCTGTTTAGTGCAGTATCTTTATAACCTACCATAAAGCCGTTAAAGAAAAGTACCTGCTCAATAAATTTTTCGTTGCAAGTATCTGGCAAATTTAGCCATTCAAAACGACTAATTGCGATATTGTACAGGCGGTTAAACCATGTACTATAAGTAACACTAGTAAAATATTTTGCGTTTTCAATCCACGGCGGTCTCTGCATTTTTAACACCTCTTTTAAAGATTGTTGTTCAAGCTATAATTTCCAACATCGTTTGTATGCCAAAATGTAACGCCATTATTTAACATTGCTTTTAATGCCGTTTCTGCATATTCTGGGATATTGCCGCTAACTTGTGCGCCGATTGTTTTAACATAGTTCCACGAGGGCCGCCCGGTAATATTCGGGGCTTTGATTCGGCAAACTTTGTAACCAAACGCGGTAAAATATTCGTCAATGATTCTTGCATATTCTGGTAAAATCTGCTTAGAAACGATTCTAATAATTAGTTGTGTATCATAAGCAAGTTGCGCTACGCTCTGTGTACCTGCTACTGTTTGTGAATTTAAAGAGTGCGTACGTAAATCCATAATATTTTGACCAATCGCAACGCCCGCGGAAATTGCTTCCCCTGCATTGCCTGTTGCGGCACTTGCGCCAATGTTTACGACCTGCCCAATCAAACCAACTGCTAATTGTGGGCCATATTGCACAAGATAATTTTGGAATTGATTTGCGCCAAAGCTGGCGGTAGGATATGCACCTGTTGGGATTGAATGCTCAAGAGCGAAACTAGCGCCTGAACTTTGTTCTTTTTCATACCCTACGGGATAAATATAACTACTGCCGCCCGCGTATTTAGGTAATTTCAAGCGAAATCCTGCAACTCTATCTGTAAACCATTCGTAACGGTACGGCGTTTCGCTACCGGCCATTACAAGCGTTAAATAATTATAGGGATAACAAAATAACTTATTATTTTTAGGAACATAGCTGCCAAACTTGACAGGGGTTGCAATAGTATAAGTTTGACCACTTGCGGTACTGCTCTCATCAGTAAGAGCAAACATAGAAATAAGACTTTCTAGTTTACCCTTGCGAGTGTAAAGTTCAACCACTCTATTTGCTTGTGCTCTATCAGTAAGAGGGATTTTATAATAGCCGGAAACTTCATTATTTTCCGCCCCCGGGGCAATAGCTGTAAACCCATCTTGCGTCAATTCTTTAAAAATTTGCGTGGCATACATATACCATTTATGCGGGATATAATTGTTACTGCTTGCCACGTTTACGGTGTCGCCCATTACGACGTTTTCGGGCACAGTGTTAGCACCGATTGTATCGTCGTTTACGTGTTCCCGTTCAACGTAAGACGGGTTAACAGTAGTATCATAAAACCATGTTTGGAAAATATCATAATCAAAACTAATCAAACATGTATTATCCGCTAAATAAATTACATCAGTAATAAAACCATAAAACCATCTATTTGAATAGCCTGTATTCTTCCATGCAATATAGTTACACTCTCGGTACTGGTCAGCCATACCGTCAACGCGAATTTGCTTTGTTTTGCTAATATAACTGTATTGTGTTTTAGTGTAGGCGGCTTTACTTATAATATATGTATTTGCCGCGCTTGCACTTGCAAATAATCTAACATGGGAATAATCACTATTCCACGGAATGCCACGGCAAATATATAAACTTGTGTTTTGCGTCATTGTTTCCACCTCATTGTAAATATAGAGAATTGCGGGAATTGCACCCGCTTGCACTTTTATTCTCATAAAGGCCCGGTTACCCGGGCCAGTTATTAGGAAACTGTAATAGCAGCAGTACCAGTCTTTTTCGGGTCAAATACGCTAGTTGCAGTAACGGTATATTTGCCACTTGCATTTACACCAAATGCGATAAACCCGGTGTTTTCGTCGATTGTTACGTTTGTAGTCGGCGAGATAGAGAATTTAGCACCCTTGTTTGCAAAATCAGTACCGCTAACAGTTGCAACCGCAACAAGTCTATCCTGCGGTTTTGCCGTGCTTGCAACATTAACGGTAACGGCAGTAATAGACGGGGTCATGGTAGTAAAGCCAACAATAGGAGCAAACGGAGACGCGGAATAAATGCGCCAAACGTGGTTGAATTCATTCCAATACAGCAGAGCGGCATTATACTGTTCCGTAAACTGGTTCAGTACGTCGTACACTTGGAACCAGTCACGACTCATAACCACAATACCAACAGTATTAAGTGCGGTCAAGTCCCCCTCGCTAGGTCTCGTATACGTCGGGTCTTTTGCAAGCAATTCATCAAGTCTAGCAAGTTCACCGGCATTAAAGCTAAACGAATCCACAAGTACGCGCTGGCCCATAAACTGCACCTTATCCATATTAAAGGCACTTGCCAGTACGTCTACATCAATGCTTGCTTCATAGTCCGCGGTCATAACAACGAAAATATCAGACGGCGACGGAATAAAGGTATTCACGCCAGCAATGTTATATTCTTTGCTCATAAACTGCAATTTGCCAGTAATGCCCTTAACCTTTTTAACTGCCGCTTTGCCGCTTGCTTCATCGTCTACCGCGTCAATAGTTGTCATTTTTACATTGCCCGGAATGAGACTCTGTGCAATGATATATTTCATCATGATATATTCATCATATGCCTCGCCAGAATAAAGACTGTTGACAATACGGGCGATAAGGTCAGTTACGCCATCAAGAGAAAGGAACGCCTGCCGCAAGTTCTGTTCGCTGACAGTTGCTTTGTAATACGTCTGCATGTTCAGCGCATGGAACGCGGTTTTAATATCGGGGTTTTCGCGTTTAAACGCCTGTTCAGTTTCGTTCGTGCTATTCCAGTCATAGGCATTAGCTTTTGCAATATCAACAAAAATTTCTTCAATAGTTTCGCCATATTCCAAAAGGCCCTTTTTGGCAAACGCAAGCGGGTTAGAATACAGTTTACTAGTAACAACCACGCGGGCAATGCGATTGACCAGCGCGGATACAAACTCATTCATGCGGGGCTGAAATGCAAGAATCTGCTCACCAACAGCGCGGATACTTTCCGTAGTGGCCTTTGCCTGTGGTACTGCCTGATAATATTCGGCGCTTGCATTATCTCGAATTGCGTTAAGGATACCAACGCTGTTTGCATTAAGCTGGGATACAGTAGGTTTAATAGGCATAATAAAACACTCCTTTTACTTAAATAAAGAATCAAAAGTTACACGTTCTGGCAGGTCGGTTTCGGGTGGTTTGGGCGGCTCTGGCTGGCCGTGGGCCGCACCTAAAAAGCGTTCAACGTATTGCTTACGTAATGCACTTTCATTTTCCACGGCGGCAAGACGGGCCGCTTCTCGGTTGTTACTTTCTGTAATGATTGCATCATTTTCATCAAGCAAACGCGCGGCCAACTGGCCTTGT